CGGCGCCCAGTGCCCTTCAGACGGAGTCAACTACACATGCACAAGACATGTGACGCAGTCTGAGGGTTCTTTCAACGATTGACTCCCGTTGAAAGATGGGTGTCGGGGGGCTTTACTGATCTCTTGCGAGTCAGTTGTCGTCCTCGTTTTGAGGACTATCCCATGTTAGCTCGAGATGTGCAGCTGTCGCCAGGGTTTAAAACATACCTGAACGACGTTTACCAATCTCAAACGGCTGGGCTCGGATATCGTTACCGAGTTTCGCCCGGACCAATCATTCATGGAAACATGAGAGATCCTAACGGGTGGAGCTACACGATCAATGAGCAAAAGGAGATTAAGGGACGTATCGACCATTTTTATCCTGGTTTTGGTACGTACTCTTATCGTGGGTACTTCGGTGCAAATTCTACGCACCCTGAACCCCCTCCGTGGGATAGATCGCTAGTGTATAACATGGCTCTTGAGAAGCTTAACGCCAAAGTCCGTGGTACTTTGGACCTAGGCGTGGCTCTTGCCGAGTCAGGTTCTACATTCCGCATGCTGAAAGGCGTTGCGGATTTGGTACGATACGCGGAATCTTACGTGCGTCGTCCCAAATGGCGTGACATTGCTAACGCATACCTCCAGTGGAAGTACGGCTGGCAGCCCCTGTGCAGCGATATTTTCGGCGCTGCAGATGAAGCTATCAGGGTGGTCATTAACCAATTGGAACGGGTTAGTGCTCGTGTGACGTTACCTTTACCGAACAGTCAAAAAATCCTATGGGGTGGTGTACATGGTATTAAGAATGTACCCGCCATCAGACGGACTATCGGCAGAGCTAGCTGTACGATTGTGTTGGATCTCGCGATCCCGCAGCAGTCGTTTCAGCTTAATCGGTGGACATCGTTAAATCCGATCTCCATCGGGTGGGAGCTCATCCCCTACTCATTTGTCGTTGACTGGGTGTTCGACGTCGGTTCGTATCTCCGTAATTTAGAGACCGCTTTGCTGTATGCGGCTGCGTTTCGCTCCGGCTATGTCAGCGAGTTGTTTGCTGCTGATGTTGTCGAGAGTTTAGCGTCTCCGTACACAGAACCTAGCGGACCCAATGCGGGCCGTAAGATCACCGAGGGTGTTTCAGAAGTGCGCTATCGTCAGTTTTATCGGACGAAGCTAACTTCATACCCTTTTCCTCGCAAGCCGACCTTCCGGGTCGATCTCGGCAGTTCACAGCTGTTTTCAGCTGCCGCTCTGCTTACGCAGATCTTCACCAAGGGGAAGTAAGATAATCTGATGCCTTGTGAGCTTCAGAGATCCCGCGGTATTCTGCGTTGAACAATTCTTGGGGATGTCCCCAAGTTTAACCCTTAAGTGAGGCGACTCATGGCTGCTGTAAATATCGTCTTAGCCGACGCACAGGGAACTCCTGTGAATCATACCTTTGTCCCCCTCGGGCCCGACAAAGACGGCGTATTCTGGTTCGAAGACCAATCCCAGGCTTCACCTATCGGGTTTTGGCGCATCAGTTACCAACTGAAGCGTCCCCCGCCGGGTGCGACTGGGCAGTCCTCGTCTCAGCGTACTTACCGTGCTGCTATCGGATTGCATGAACCGATTCTGGAGAACGTGACTAACAACACGGTATCCGGTATTGCTCCTGCACCGACGATCGCGTATTCTCCACGATGCTTTGTGGAGTACGTGATGCCGGAACGGACCGCGTTGCTCGACCGCAAAAATCTGCGGAAGATGACGTACAACCTTCAAAATGAGGCGCAGCTAATCGCCCTCGTCGAGAACCTGGTTACCCCGTTCTAGCAGCGGAGACTCTACTCATGAGCACAGACAGTGATGTCATGACGGCTGTTGTACAGTCGTTGTGCGAAAGAATAGATACTCCAAGGGCCTTGTCTGTCTGGCTGTGCTTTAAGCACAGTCCCGGGGAGTTGCTAACTCTCCCCCAGCCAGATGTTACAGACAACAACACGCGAAAGTTTGCTCTCGACTACTTTATCACCGAGTACCTTAGCAAGTACAAGGCGATGGAGACCAAAGTTGATCTTAAACGTGTTGCGATCGACAAGTGGATACTTGCCGAACAGCTTTGCTCTGAGACGAACAGTCGTTTTCGAAATCTGCAGCTCCGACCTTTTACGGGTCGCGTTGAAGCAGCCCTATTCGGGGCACAACGTAAAATAGCTGCGGTGCTCGGACCGATGAAGTACTCTCGAGTCTTTGCTGACTGTAAGTGGGGACCCGGTGCGACGTTCGACCTTAATCGGAAGGATGCGCATCCGGAACAAAAGATGTCCCGGGCTATTTCGTGTACTGTTTCAGCCCTCCCGATTTTTAGGAGGGTTGTTGAGAGTGACCTCCATTGGATGGCAGACATTCTGGGCGATATGCCCATGGGTCTGTGTTCTCTGTTGCCAAGCGCCTTTAAACTGGTGCCTGGATCCAGGTTACTCACGGTACCGAAATCCGCGAAGACCGACCGCGTCATTGCTGCGGAACCTACTGGTAATGCTTTTCTCCAGCAAGGCGTCCACAGCTATATGCGAAAGCGGTTAGCGCGGTTCGGGATCAGACTAGACGATCAGTCTATTAACCAAGAGCGTGCGCGTGTTGCGTACTCTCAAGGCTATGCCACGCTAGACTTAAGCATGGCGTCTGATCTCATATCTCGTGAGGTTGTCTATCACTTGCTGCCCTTAGAATGGGCGTGGCTCCTAGACGATCTTCGATCCCATGAAACTCGGGTCGAAGGTAAGTGGGTGCGGACTGAAAAGTTCGCATCGATGGGAAATGCGTTCTGTTTTGAGCTCGAAACTTTGATATTCTGGGCGCTTTGTGCCTCCATGGATCAGGTTTTAGGCGGCGTAGGCGATGTGACGGTCTTCGGAGACGATATAATCGTTCCTCAGCGGTCCGCTGACGCTTGCATTGAACTACTTAATGCCTGCGGCTTCACGCTGAATGCGAAAAAGTCGTACCTCTGCGGAAACTTCTTCGAATCCTGTGGTAAACACTACCACCGGGGCGAGGATGTCACACCGACCTACCAGAAGGAGAGTCTTAACCATCCTTCTGAACTCATACGCGCGCACAACCGTTTAGTCAGGTTGTCAAGCCGTCTTGGAGCTCCGTTGTTCTCCAAGGCCCTCAGGATACTACGAAATGCGTATCCTTTGAGACCGTTCCCGCGCATCCCTTTTGGGGCTGTCGAGGACGGTGGCTTTTTAACGGATCCAGGCGCTTTGTCCTGGGATCGAAATCATGGCTACAAGTGCCATGTGCTCGATTACCGACCGGGATACATTCCGGTTCGAGAATCCGCGATGCTCGCGTATAAGCTGCGTCGATTCGTTGAAACCAATCCCTCTCGCGAGGGTTGGGCTAGACGCGTCACGCAGGGTGCCTGGCGGACGAAAGTCCGCTGGGTTCACGAGTCCTCACTCGGATCTCTGAGTGAGGAGCCCGCCAGCTAACTTGTAGCTGGTTCGGAGAGGGGGGATTCCCCTTATAAAAG